TCATTTGAGCTTTTGTAGTATCTGCTTTAGGTCTTATCATATTTTTCTTAAGTTCCCACTTAAGTATGTCACTACTACCTATAACTTTAACGCCTTCATATATTACTTCTATAGCTCTATCAACTTTTTCAAAGTCATCATTAGCCGGTGGATTAAAGGTGTCATTTTTTTCAATAGCTTTACTACCTCCGGTAGACGTTTTCTTTATTTTATGTACTTGAGTAGCATAGGTCTTATATTCAAAATATAGAACAGATATGCTATTGCTTTCATTTGATTTAGAGTTATACCCGCTGTTTGTATAAGATGTATTGTATCCTTGGTAAGATTCCAACTGCTCATCTGTTAACTCAGGAAATTCTTTCTTAAGCTCATTGGTGTATATTTCTTTTACTTCACCTACATAATATATATCATCAAAGTAAGGCGAGTCTGTATTTGAGTATACAAGATCAACTGGATCCACATACTCTACTTTAATACCTTCTGCTTTGTTAAATGAACTTTTAGCAGCACCAATACCTATAACGGTTAAATCTCTTTTTACACGTCTAGATACTAATTCGTATTTGTTTTTATCAAACACACTGTTTATTGCTTCTTCTTCAGCAACTTCAATTGCTTGCTTGTATTCAAGCTGCATGTGTATTTCAAGTTCTTCCGATGTTTCGGGTAACTTGGTTTGATCTGTTTGGTATATATCAATACCTAATTGTCCGGCAACTGCGTCGTTAAACGGTTTAGCTGCCATATCCTCAGCTATCTTAGTTACATAATCTGTTCTTTCTTGTATTGAAGCAGGGTCTTGTGAATAAGCTTTTATTTCGTATGACCTATCTGCCATACCGTTAACAACAATATCAACAAACTTTGGTATAATTGGCACAGGTTTCCAATCTAGGTTCATGTAAGATAAATCTCCATTGATAGATAATTCATCTTTATATTTTCTAACAGACTGTTCTCCTCTAGCGTATAATCTTAAAGAGTGAAAAGACTGTCTAGACGTAGAATATCTACCTGACCCACTCCTACCGTTGTATCCGTCTTTAGAATTAAACCACTCGTGCTCTATAGCTCTACCAACTTGTGCTCCGTATTCAGCACTCATTTTCTCTATATCGCTAACCGCTTGGCTTGGAAAAGAACTTTTTATAGCTTTATTAATCATTTATTTATATTATTTGAGATCTGTGCCCTTTATTATCATACCTTTTTATCCCAAGATTTATACTTTTAACTTTTCTTTCTTGCGTTGGAGCATAAAGGTTTTTGTTGCAAGCCATAATAGCTAAACCTGAACTAATCGACGCATCAAACTTTGTTCTGTTATTTATATCAAACTTAACCCAATCTTCTAGGGTTCTGCTAAAATACATATCTCCGTAGCCGTCATTTATTCTACCCACGTATTTTTCTATGTATGATTCTATAGCCGCAGCGTGAGATTGTTTTATGTCGTTTGAAGAGTTTGGTATTCCACCAATTTCTTTTTCTGTTATTGAAAGCTTATTATAAGTTTTATCTGGTCTATTCATTGAATAGCCTCGATACCCTCTTCTTTTGAAATGATATAAAAGTCGAGGTTTATTGTTCTCAACTAATATAGGCATTCCGTAAAACACGCAAGCCATTAGTACATCTTCAAAAAATATTTCAGCTGTTTGAGGTCTTGCAACATATTCTAAGAAAAAACTATTAGCAGGAGCTTCCTCCATTGAATATTTAGTTAATCCATGTAATGCACCATTAGATCCTATGCCATCAACAGTTCCTGATATATCATAGCTATCACATCCAAATGCACCAACGTGATCATTTGCTGGATATTTTATACCATTTTTTAATCTAACTCTATTTTGCATTTCTAACTTAGGAACCCAACTGATTTTAAACCTACCGCTTTTGTTAGGCATAAATTCTACAGTGCTATCTTTAACACCGTCTTTCCATTGAAAGCTGCCAACAGTTACTAAGCCATTTCTTTGTGCATCTTCATTGTAATCTATTTGCTCGTATAGCTTTGTTAAATTAAATAAAGATTGTTTTGTTTCGTCTCTAAACGCATGATTCTCTGTTCTTGGAAACTGACGATAATATTCATTTAAACCGTCTTGATCACTCTTTAATCCTTCAACTTCGTTTTCCCAATATTCTATTACACCTGTATCGATTAATTCACCTTGAGGCCCTTTAGTCGGTTTGTTAGGCGTTTCGAAGACAGGAAGTCCATAAGAATCAATGTATCCTTCGTAGTTCCATTCCATAGGTATGAACAAAGAATATAATCCTGAGCGAGTTTGTCCATTGGCGTTTCTTTTTGTGGCATCTGAATCATAATATAATTTTTTAAAATTATCACCACCTTTATCTAAAGCATTTGATGTACTACCCATCATGCACTTACCTATTACTTTAGAACCTAATCTTAAACAAGTTTTAGTTACCCTCCAGTTGTTTAATATGTTTGTTGGTTTTTCCCACTTTCCACTTTCATCGTGTACTAGTAGTTTTAGTTTCTCACCATCGTACGAGTTGTCCCCGGTGTTCTTCCAGTCGATCGTTGTATCGAGACCGGTGATCTCCTTAAGTTGTTCGTTGGTGTCGAGTTTCTTACGGGTAAACTTTGACGCGGGTACCCTGTACGCGAGTTCTGTCTTCGGCCTGTCCATACCGTCCTGGATTGGTTTGAAGAAGAAGGGGTAATTAACCGAAATGGGGACGACCTTATCAGTAAACATCTTTTTGGCGTCTGGCCCTGACTTTGATAAAATGCCAAATCTTGAATCTGTGGATATTGTTGCCTGATTAACCGTCTCGCCTGATGCCATGAAAGAGAAACCTGACCGTCTGTTCTTAAGATAACACATTCCGTAACACCGTACATCCGCTTTACAAGCTTCCCAGAAGATATAGAATAATCTGTTTGATTCCCTAAAGTCTGGCTGCCCAACATCAATTTTGGACCACTGCAAGTACATGTAGTGAGTACCAGTAATATAAGTAGGCTTACCTTTATTATTGAACCAAAAACCTTCTTCCCTTCTTTTAAACTCTTCGTCAATATAGTCATACCATTTGTTTTTAAATTCACTAGGTCTTTCTTCCCAGTCAAATACTGATTTTATTTTACTTAATTCTTTAGGCTGCTCTAAATGTTCCCATTTTTGTTCTAACTTATCATTAGATCTTTTATAGCTATTTTCAGCTAATGGTAGTGCTATTTTTAAACCTTGTATTTCATATACTTCACCAATCTTACCTGTCTTAGATATAATAACTATATCATGATCTTTATTATATCCATACTCCCACTTCTTGTATCTGTTTTCTTTTTTTAATGTATGAGGCTTTATGTAGTCTTTTAGTATTTTTACTAATGCTTGTTCGTAAATCATTTAGACCTGCCTTCTGCGAAACCTTTAAAAGACTTTTCTTTAGTTTCTTCTTTAGGATTCTCGTTTAATATATTTTCTTCAGCTTCAATTCTGTTTAGTATTTCAAACGCATCGAATATTGCTAATTTTTTAGTAGCCGCAGCATTTTTCAATCTATCCGCAGATAAATCATCTTCAGAATCTACAATTGCTTCTTTAGCTACTTTAATAAGTTCTTCCACAGCCTTTTGCCCAGCTTGGATTATATTCAACTTCGTCTCCTTTGTATTCATATTTAATTGTAATATCATTAGTACGCATTCGGTACAATCTATCATCATCTATTAAAAACTCATACTCACTACTAGGACTGAAACCTAAGAGGTCTCCCTCGTTTATTTCAAGCGCTTTTAAAGAACTATTACCATATTTTAGTATACCAATATGCTTTTGTTCTTTTTGAGTGCTTATAATTGAGTTTTTACTATTCTCTACTATAGGCTTGATAAAGCAAAAATCCCTAGGAGCTCTCCATTTATCGCCTCTGTTGTATAAGAATATTTGATCGTAATAACAAAAGTACTTATCTTCTTTAAAGTAAGCACTACTGTTCTTTTCTATCCCGCGCACATCGTAAAATCTTCTAAAGATATTGTGATGCACTATAACTTCGTCATTGACTTGTATATCAGTTTCACCGATTAAAGGTATCGATTTAACAATACCTACTCTATTGACAAACTTATGATCGTCCATGGTAGTATTAATTATTAATTTCTTACCACCAATATCTACTTCATTAGTATACCTACTTTCTTTAGGCTCTATAATGAAGCTGTATAAGCTTTGCATTAGTATTCTAAATTATATTCAATTGATATAGCCATGTTAGAGTTAAATTTCTTCCACGGTATAACTTCGTTATTTTTTGTTATGTAAATATTATAAGAACCGTCTTTTTGATTGTGCAATATATCCGAAATACAATGCCCTCCATAAACCTGCTGACCTACAGAGTAGTGCATTGCTTCATTTTTATAGTCAGCGCCTATGCTTATTTTTCTAATCAGCTTGCTCATCAGACTGTTCTTGCATTTCTTCGTAACTACCGTCTTCTAAATTAACAGTAATTTTGCCATACTTTTCTTCTAGCGCAGCACTGGTTTTTTCAGCGTCAGCTAATAACTGTGCAAATGAACCTACGATTTGCGCTTTCTGCACTTCTAATGTTCCCATGTCGGTAAGCATTCTATTTTTAAGGTTCTGCTGCTTTGTTAATTCCGCCAATTCTGCTTGTTCGATTTTTTTACTCATTTTAAATTTGATTTAATTATTAATTACTTATATATATATTACGCAAAGTGTTGATTACTTTCTAGGTGTTATTTGTTTTTTCTAACAGCAGCACCGAAAAAATAACCGAATATAGATAAAACTATACCTTCGCATATACCTATTAGGTGTATCCACACTTCTTTATTAGATTCAGGAATCTGTAAATATACTATAGCATATATCATAAAAGCAAAAGCACCAAGACCTACTATGCCAGTTAAATTGAACATAAAATCAATCTGTCCTGTCTTAGCTTTTTCAACTTCTCTTTTACGAGCACTATCTCTATCTGCTACTTCAAGATTGTACAATTCCACAAGTTCTTGATGCATTAATCCTTTATCTTGACTAGGTATTTCAGGATCAGAGTCTATTAAGTTTTTAACAACACCTAATATGCCTTTGTCTGGTAAACTTCCTGATACGAAGCCAGGCAGCTTTTTTAATAAAAACTGACCAACTTTAGTATCTTTAAACTTTTTCTTGTTTTTCATTTAGCAATTCCATTTTCTTCTAGCAGCCTTACCTCTTTCAGATTTCCAGCTTTTTGATCTAGCACAAAAAGATTTTCTACGCTTCCAAGCCTTGCTTCCTCTTTTTAATTTTGATGGAGGTGTTGTTACTGCTGTTTTTAACTTACTACCAGGATTATCTTTTCTGTATTTAGCTACGCCTTTTTTAGACATACCTCCTCCTGCTTTTGATCCCTTACCGCTACCTTTTTTTACTTTAGTGTAATAGCCTTTGGATTTCTTTTTAGATGGTGCTTTTTTTGTAGCCATTTTTATTCTATGTTTTCATTTGCTGTTTGTAGAACTTCTGCATTTCTTGGAAATCCATAGAATTGATGCGCTGAAGCATCACCTGGGTAAACCTCATTTGAGCCAAAGTCTAAGTCGTCTGTACTCATTATATCATAAGCCCATCCTGGGTAATATACAGGGTTTTCAGGATCTGTTGTTTTAGCAGGGTCTATTACTTTACCGATATTAACAACTGCTTTTGTTCCGTTGATATACTGCATCGATGTAACACCTTCTTCTGTTACTTCTTGCCAAACGTCTTTTTGT